CTACGGTCTATGTAAGTGTACAGGTCCGGTGCTCGCGGGTAGCTCGGTCCCCAAGTCCAGAAGACACTATGGCTGGTTGTCTCAGTGACCAAGTCATCTAGACTGTCACCAGCCACAGGAGGCGGTGCCACCACCCTCGAGACAGACACCTCGCCGCGAGCAGGCACCACTTGTGTCTCACCGGACAGCACACTGACTAGCCAAAGCGGCAAGGTGTTAGACGCTAGACAAAGCTTGTCCCTTACGTAGCAGCCGACTAGTGTCGAGTACAACTGAGAGACCGGTGTGTCAGGATCTCCGACTTTGACTGCTATGCCTGATCCGGCTAGAACAGGCGCTAGAGAGTCGATGGCACTGAGTGCGAGCTGTTGGTGATGGAAGCGCAGCTCACTGTCTGGTGAAGACGGCAGAGCACAGAGCGTGTAGTAGATGTCAAGCCCAGCAGCCGAAGTGGCGAGCTCGCTGTGTGTACGCATAGCAATGTTGAACATGGTAGCCATCATGCCAACGCCATGTGACGTCGTGTTGAGTGGTAGTGGTTCTTCCTCTGGATCGAGGGCAACCATCTCGTTCATGTAAGCCCATAGCACCAATGGGTTGACTGGTCCGCACCTGGCGATGGTCGAACCTGGTGTAGCATTGAAGCAGTTCAAGTGCAAGTCAGGACACTCTTTGTCCTCATCACTCTCACACTCGGAGAACTGTGTGTAGCTAGTTAGAGCCATGAGTTGGTAGGCTGCTGTCATGCTTCCGGAACCAGCAACTAAGTGTTGAGCCCAGCGCAGCACCTGTCCAAGTGCTCGCTTCATGACAGGCTGATCCAATGGATGATCGTCATGTCCATAGAGCGAGACAAGGCGTGACACCAGTGTGACAGCCCAGATCAGATCATCTGCGCTTGTCTCAGGCTCACCATCACCATCCTCTAGATCCGAAGCGCCTGCATCGGACTGAGAGTCCGGTTGTGACTCGTCGTCGACAACCGCGATCACGCCAGCTCCACTGACTGTGATCGACTCTGCCTCGATCGGGCAGCTGTACACATGCAGTGTCTGGAACGCCACGCGTCGCAGCGTCAGAGCGAACAACCAGAGCGCAGCCTGGTCAGGCTTGTGGAGTAGCGCATCAGTTAGTTCTACATAGTGGCTCTGTGTTGTAGCGAACCATCCGGACGAAGTCCAGATGGAGAAAGACGACTGACTACGCCAGCTGCTCTGGAAGCTGTCTCTGTGACAGACGATCTTCAATGGAGCAGCGTACTCTCCAAGAGTCATTGGACTGAGCGACCTGAACTCAGTGGCGAAGGCAGTCAAGAGAGTGCAAAAGGGTCCAGCCAACGAGGTCCCAACGCCGTGTTGTAGTGCACTGTTGAGCACTGAGATGGCCTCTGAAGTGGCTCTGTTGTCGGCGATGGCCTGACGAGATCGCTCGTGGTAGAGCTTTGAGACCAAGATGGACTCAGCGCCAACCTGTTCAGTGATGACTGAAGGCCTGAGAGCATGTCTGGGTCCGCGGATGTTGGTGTAGTCAACAAAGCATGTTTGTACTAACGCTTGGTTAGTAAGTAGTTCAGCTATGTGTTTGTCTGTCTCTCCGTCTGGCTCTTCGAAGTCGTAAGTCTTAGGATCGAAGTCCTCCAACTCTATGGGTGACAACCAACGGTCCATAGGCTCAG